GCTTGGCAAAACAGCTTTTTTGAAAAGCTTGGCAAAACAGCTTTTAAGAAAAGCTTGGCAAAATCTATCGCAAAACAGCTTTTAAGAAAAGCTTGGCAAAATCTATCTTACAAATTTACCTCACAATTTTACATACTTTTTGCCATACTTTTTTCTAAAAAGTATTTTGCCATACTTTTTTCTAAAAAGTATTTTGCCATACTTTTTTCTAAAAAGTATTTTGCGATACTTTTTTTAAAAGTATGTATGTATTTATCTATTTATGTTCATCCGTCTTCCACATCGTATCACACTGTGGGCATAAATAAATATATTTCATATTCATATCATCATACCGAATATAAATAATTTCCCGCTTGGCTTCTTCGCCTGGTTGATTGCTAATACATTCTTGTTTCGGGCACTTAATAGTATTAATACGAGGCAACGTGGGGTCAAACTTGGTGTATTCATTAACTGTATGACTATATTTTTGTTCACTGCGTCGAAGTTGTGTATTTGAAACGCAAATATTATCAGCAGTCAGATGGTCATCTTCATGTCCACAATTACGACAATAATATATTAAACTATTCATATCTTCAGCCGTGACCTTGAGATAATACATGTTATGGCATTCAGAACAGAAATGCATCTTTGTATATTTTGTATATTTTATATATTTAAATTAATTATTTCAATTTATTATTTCAATTTTATCTGTGTATAAAATTATAAATCATCTTTTAATATTTTTATTTTACTTTTCAACAATCTATAATCAATCGTAGTAGACATGTTATATAAAACAGTGTTGACAGTTTCAGTTTCATCATCATCCTTTAATTCTATTTTCTTGTTAATTTTACAAATAATAGAATCATAATTTTCTATAAAACTTTTTTTCATAATATCCAAAAACATTGGAAAATGTTCTAATGTGGATGGTTTTGTCATCATATCATGAATAGCCACATCCATATTTTTATATTCAATTACTTTATTATAATTATCATAATCTCTATGCGATTTTTTAACGCCCGGTTCATTTAATAAAGGCGCATCATTCAGTACCATACACAACGCCAATAAAACACTGGAAATGCTTTGACAACCGGTCCATTGTTCGCCATTCCACGTATTTAAAACAGATAAGCATACTTTACCATTTTTATATAGATTCGGATTAAATCGGGTCATTCCGTCACCCGTACAAAATTTAACCACCGGCGGCGAATGTGGATAATTCACCGGAAACGTAAATTCAAACAAATAAAACCCGAATTCATAAGGCGTATCTTTTGGACCAATAATCATGGCTTTACCTTTCAACATATCCGTCTCATTGTGTTGATAATGAATACCGTGTGATGTCAGTGGCGTTTTAATAAGTTCTTTTACATCTTTTACTAAACGCATCACAGTTTCTTTCGTAATAGTTTCAACAGTAGACATATTTATATATGTGTATAATACCTTATATATTATATTATTTAGATATATTTATGCGATAATAATACATCTATAATTCATCACCATAAAACAGCTATTTAATATTAGTCGCAGTGTTATTATATTAAAAAATTGAGATAAATATATTCTATTAATATATACTAATATATATAATGTCCTCTTCCAATACCAATATGGATGAATATTTACGAAACCATTCTGCTGTCAATGGCGAAACATTTACTCATACTAGGATAGGTGACAAGGATCAAAATATATTTGGTGGTTCATATACTATTCCATCAAATGAATGGAGTAATTTTATGAAAAAATATTATCAACATGTTTTCATAAATGGTAAGAAAGAATACCTTACAGAAAAACAATTAATCGAAGATGGTCCATTGTTAATTGACATGGATTTCCGCTATGATACCTCCATAACAACTCGACAGCACACGGAAGATCATGTATTGGACTGTATTATGATTTATGCGGAAAAAATCCAAGATCTAGTCACTATTCCTGACAAAGCAACAATTGATGTTTTTGTAATGGAAAAAAAAGATGTCAACATCATGGATGATAAGACCAAAGACGGCATTCACATCATTTTCGGTATTAAAATGCACAAAGGGTTACAAGTGATGGTGCGCAATAAAGTCCTGCCAGATTTGAAGGAAATATGGGAGGACTTGCCGATTACAAATAGTTGGGAAGATGTTCTAGATGAAGGTGTTACAAAAGGCTTTGTGAATTGGCAATTGTATGGGTCTAGAAAACCGAGCCATCAAGCTTACACTGTTAAATATCATTATGTGTTAGAAAATGAGGGTGATTGGTCGGTGACTAAACAAAACATTGCTACATTTTCCACTGAAAAAAATATGGAAAAATTGTCCGCCAGATACACTGGCTATCCGGAATTTGAAATAAAAGAAAGTGTTAAAGAGCAGTTTGAACGAGCTAAAGAAACATTAAACCGAAAAAAAAGCGGTGACAAACCAGCTGCGTCCGCCCGCAACAAATACAAGTTGAAAATTGTCGGGGGCAACACCAATATTAATTATTGTGATATTAATAGCGAAGAACTGCTTGATTCCATCATAGAAGAAGTATTTGAAGAACTCGGCTCATCCAATTATCGTATCAAAGAGTCGCATAAATACACGATGAGTTTACCGGTCAGTTATTACGGACCGGGCAGCTATAACAAGTGGATTCGAGTGGGGTGGGCGCTAGCCAATACCAGTCCAAAACTCTTTCTGACATGGTTGAAATTTAGTAGTCAGGAGATTTGCCGCGATTCATTAAAAGGCAGCAATGGTAAATTCGACTGGCGAAATGTTAAAGATTTGTATGAAATATGGTGTGGGTTTAATTTCAACAACGCGGATGGCTTGACGCATAGATCCATCATGTATTGGTCCAAAAGTGATGCGCGCGAAAAATATAATAAAATCCGGAAGGAAACGATTGACTACTTTATCGAACAATCGATTAGCACGGCAACAGAGCATGATTTAGCAGTTGTTTTATACAATATGTTTAAAGATGATTTTATATGTGTAAGCATTAAAAACAATGTTTGGTATGAATATATTAATCACAGATGGTTTGAGATTGATTCCGGTAATACATTACGATTATTTATTTCAAAGAATATGTATGAGGTATATTTTGCTAAATCACAAGAAGAGCTCATTAAAATGGAGTCCATGTCCAATGACCAGTCTACAAAAGAGTTTGACATTGTTAAAAAACGGCAATCCAAATTGCTAGAAATGTGTATCTTTCTTAAACGAACTACGTGGAAAAATAATATTATGCGTGAAGCTCGGGAATTGTTTTACGATAAGGACTTTCTCGAAAAGCTAGACCAGAATCCCTATTTATTGTGTTTTAATAATTATGTCATTGATTTTAAAACGCAAACGCATCGCAAAGGTCAGCCTGACGACTATATTTCCAAATGTACAAATATTGATTATATTCCGTTGGAGGTGGTCAAAAACAAACATTCGCATACGGTTGCCGATCTGGAGCAATTCTTTGAGCAGTTATTTCCTGATGTAAATTTGCGGAACTACATGTGGGAGCATTTAGCATCGTGTTTAATTGGGACGATTATAAATCAGACCTTTTCGATTTACAAGGGCAGTGGACGCAATGGTAAATCGAAGTTGGTGGAGCTGATGGGCCGAGGATTAGGCAGTTATAAGGGTACTGTGCCGATTACATTGATTACACAAAAGCGCAATACTATTGGTAGCACATCCTCTGAAGTTGCTCAACTGATGGGTGTGCGTTACGCAGTAATGCAAGAAATGTCTAAAGGCGATAAAATGAATGAGGGTATTATGAAAGAAATTACTGGCGGTGACCCCATTCAAGCCCGTGCGCTTTTCAAGGATACTGTAACGTTTATTCCGCAATTCAAATTGGTGGTGTGTACAAACACGGATTTTGAAGAGACGAGCAATGATGATGGGACGTGGCGTCGCATGCGCTATATTGATTTTGTTTCTAAAATGCTGGACAAACCCTACGAAGACCCGAAATTTCCTAAAAACGAATTTCCATATCAGTTTCCACTAGATAAGAATCTAGATAAGAAGTTTGACATTTGGGCGCCAGTATTAATGACATTATTAGTTGAGAAAGCCTATAAATTACAAGGTGTTGTTAATGATTGCGATATAGTTTTATCCAACAGTGATAAACACCGTGAAAAACAAGATTTCATGGCCGAGTTTACTCGAGATAAAATTAAAACACAGTCGGGCGGACGTATTAAAAAGAATGAGCTATTGGAAACATTTAAGCAATGGTATAGCTCGAATTATGGTAAGAATACACCCAAAGGTAAAGAAGTATTTGAATTTATGGATAGGCGGTTTGGTGAATATAAAAATGGTTGGCATAATGCGGTTATTATTTATGATGAGGAGGAGGAGAATTTGATAGCAACATTTTAAAAACAACCTTTTAGAAAAAGGTTGGACCAAAATTACAGGCAAATTTTCAATGTGTAACAAGTTATAAAAAAGTTCAAGCGAAGCAGATTGGACCAAAATTACAGGCAAATTTTCAATGTGTAACAAGTTATAAAAAAGTTCAAGCGAAGCAGATTGGACCAAAATTACAGGCTATTTTTTAATTTTTAATTTTTAATTTTTAATTTTTAATTTTTAATTTTTAATTTTTAATTTTTAATTTTTATTTTTTATTTTTTAATTTTTAATTTTTATTTCTTATAAAACTCTATATGTAAATCTTAAAAAATTGAATACTTTATATTATAAAATATTCAATTCACACTATCATAATGTCGTTAATTTACATTAAAGAAATTATTCCTTCATTTGAAATTATTCACTTTTATAATAAAGACCATGTTATTTTCAAATGTACGATTTCAGATTTGTTGAATGCAGCTTCAATAAAAAAACTTGAAAATTGGAAATACAATCGTCCGCCAGATTTTATTAGATGTAATGAAATATCAGAATCAATTTATAATAAACAGCAGGAAATAGATTGGCTACTCTATATAGTGTGTGAGACTGATGATAAAAATAAAAAAGATATTTTACAAATTATCGATGGCATTCATCGTTTTCATTCATTACAAATAATCAATAGAGAAAATAATAAACCCATAGACCATTTGACACCAACTATATTTGGGAGTAATAATGATGCCGAATGGTTATATAAAAAATATATTATGGCAAGTTTGAGACTTAATATGACTACAGGACAATCAATGGATTTATTTAAATCATTAAATAACAGTAATCCTGTTCCTGAGCTATATATGGTTGATACAGATCATCAAAAGCGTACGATTATTGAATTTAATGTGACCGAGTGGATTACAAAATTTAAATCACATTTTACTGCGTCAAATAATCCAAACATACCGAATATGAATCGTGATAGATTTATTGAAATTTTAGATTTTGTTTATATTAAATATAATTTAAATAATTCAACTGGACATTTATTAACTGAAAAATTATACGCATTGAACGCATTTTTGAGTAAGAATCATCCAAAAAAAATATCCGATAATGCTATTGATAAATGTATTAAAACAGGTTGCTATATATTTCTGCTACGTCGCGAACAATTACAGGAACGTATTTAATTAAAATTAACAATAAAATTGAAATTATATTTTTTTATTTATATAATTATTATTTATAAATAAATAATAATGTCTGAACCTAAACATGATATTGAATGTGACAAGTGTAGTAAATGTCATGGGCATAATAATATTGGTGACATTAACCATCTGATAGATAAACTATCCGATAGACAGTCATCTTTTATAATAGACAAATCAAAATCCAAATCCAAATCCAAATCTAAATCCAAAAAAAATATATTTCAAAAATTTTGTGGTTTGTTCAATTGCTTTGGTCAGTAATACAAATGTTGATTTTATATATGTAATAATAAAAAGATTAAATAAAAGAAATTATATTTAATCTTTTTTCAGTATTATATTCGGATTCTATATATCTCCGCAAAACTATTGATTCGGGTGAGGGGGGGCAGAGCCCCTTATATACGCGGCGCAAAATTCCTCATGTACGGGGGTGAGGGGGTAGAACCCCCCATGTAAACATTCTTAAAAGGTCTATTAATAAATACGTGATGAATATATTTTTGAAAAAAGTAGAGTTGTATAATTATCCAATTGAGAAAAAAAGGAAACATGAGATATAAAACGATGAATAGCCAAACCTTCTTACTCTTGTATTTTTCCGTTCTAAAGTAGTCACTTATCAAAAAGTAGATGACAAATAGAGTATAATAGATATATTTTAATCCTTTTCTAACAGTTGAAATCCACGTTGATTCAATATTTTCATAGTCTACTTTACGCGCGTCTGTTTGCGTAGTGCCAATAAAATCATCTATTGAGTTTTTTAATTTCTTATTTTCTTCTCGTCTTACTTTTAATAATTCGTGCATACGCTTGGAATAAATAGTTCCAGCATCATAACTCGCTATAAGAGTGTTTAATTCATCTAGAAGAATCTTATGCTTTTTAATTGAGGATTGTTTCATCTCCTCTGCAGTTTTAGAATAACGGTCAAAGATTAAATCTTTATATTGAGCAACCCCTTTGTCAAATATATAATAGTTTTTTTCAGCAATCTCTACTTGTTCGGGTGCGGTTTTTAAATTGGTTTTGGAATTTTCCCATATTTTTTTTAATGAGGCGGATTCTCGGTTTTTTTGACACTCTGAATTACACAACAAACGGTCTTTGGCCATCGAAATTAATCCGTTTAGTTTATTTTGCGGTAATCCAGCATTAATTAGAGCATTATTGATGGCGGCTTGTTGCTTAATATCATCAGAAGAATTATTTGTATCGACATTTGATAAATTAGAATTTACATTCATATTTATCAAATCTTGTTTAACATTCTTACTCATTAGGTTTTGTCTACTAATATAACTCAACCTTTTAAACTTTTATTATATATTTTTTAATTATATATTTTTTAATTATATATTTTTTTATTATATTCTACTGTACGTATCGTTGTTTACAGTAAACGGTTCTGGCGCTGATGATGCCGATGACATAAGCGATGCCGATGCCATGGGCGATGGCGATGCCATGGGCGATGCCGATGCCGCTCCCACTTGTTCAATACATTTTTGAATACTATGATCATATACCATTCCATGCGAACAACAACTAGCCCCTACACAACCTAATCCCATTCCGAATGCTAAAGTTTGTGAATCATTTGCACTACTTAAATACGTTCTATCATATTCATAGACACCAGGCTTTACATTATTAGGATTAAAATTCCAATTATATGCGTCATAATCCATGTTATCTCGAGAATAAATGTCTACTAAACTACTCAATAATGAATATCCTCCTCCTAATATAATCAATGCCGAAATACCATAAATCACCGAGTCAGGTATAAAAGGCGGAATAAGTCCTTTCTTTTTTAAAATGGCTAAAATAAGAAGCGGTACACAAATAAATATAAGTTTTTTAATTACTCTGGTATGCGCTTTATATCTCTTACCATAATATGTATTTACCTGAACCATTCTCATTTTATTATGCTTATTCGTATTCAATTGATTTAAATGCGATTTTGCCGTATTGAGTTCATTTTCAACTATACCAACAACTGTAAGTTGGTCTACTAAATCCACTCTAGAATTTGCTACACTGGATTGAAGTGTATTGTACGTATTTTCCAACGACTTGAAAAGATTTATTCTTAAATCTGACAGCTGATTTATTTTCTGTATAAGAATAAGTTGTTCTTCAGGATTGGCGTTGTTTGCTATATCGGCTTCCAGTTTATTATAGAGATCTTGTTCCATCGCTTGGAGCTGTTTAATGTTTTTTAAAGATTGTACTTCATTCTTTTCATTATTTTTTAATGTGGCTTGTGATAAATCACCGTTCATTTATTTATATACTAGGTCTATTTTTTTTATTATAAAATATTAGTTAAGTTCTGTATACTATCAGTTTTGTATATTATCAGTTACTTATACTATTTCGCGTCATCCGAATTCCACCAATAATTATCAATATTGCTAAAATAGTCCAAAGCATATGCTTATAATTTTGACTAACCATATTCAAATCGGTATCTTGTAACATTCCGCTTATATTATCCAAACTATTGACATTATCATCAGCCTGATTCCAAACATTTTTATAATTATTCATATCAGATTTTAACTTGCCGGTATTATTTTTCATTGAATGTTCTATTTTAGATTTCTCTCGTGTGAGACCTTGAAGTTTATTATCTAAAGTAGCAGTAACACCATATAATTTAAGATATTTTTCTTCCAATTCTTTACGTTCTTGTTCGGTAATGGCGCCTAAATTACATAATGTGTTCATTGACATCTTTTCACCCATCGGCAATAATTCCCAGTTTGCAGCAGTTGAATTTTCAATCGTTTTAACGCATGAATTATTATTTTTAACTGTTTTATTGCGTGTATACAGTTCATAATCATTATTGGGCTGGCGCAAACCGGTTGGAAACATTCCGGAATTTTTTAGCCAACATGTATCCGCATTGGCTACAAACCCAGCACAGTCTCCTAATTCGTTACAGGCTTGTTCACATTGATTTAAAAAGGATGATGATGGATTTGCTGATATTGGTGCTGGTGCTGGTGCTGGT